AAAAGGAATTGCTATTGGCAAGGAACCAAAAGTGGAAACCGGACAGCATCGGCGCACAGGATGGCAGCATATATGTAAAAGGCCATTTCATTTGATGATTAAACCCACGCAATAACGTGTGGGCTTTTTCATATATACGGGGGATTAGTCATGGAAGAAATGAAAGCCAGACAAATCCCCACAGCATCCGTTATTTTGCCTTATGAGGAAACACACGGAAAGGCGGCGATAGATCTATATAATTCAACAGGCAGAACCGCACAGGAATGGCAAGAACTGATGCTATATGACATTCTGGCGGTGCGCGATGATGGTTTATTTGTGCATACCAAGTTTGGGTATTCCATCCCACGCAGAAACGGCAAGAATGAAATTGTCGCAATGCGTGAACTGTGGGCACTTGAGCAGGGCGAACAATGCTTGCACACGGCGCACAGGGTATCCACATCCCACATGGCGTGGGAGCGCATGAAAAAACTGGTTGAGGGGTTAGGATATACGGAACCCGAAGACTACAAGACCACATCCACATTGGGCATGGAATCAATACGGCTGAAGAAGACCGGCGGTAAAATAGATTTCCGCACACGGTCCAGCCGTGGCGGTCTTGGTGAGGGGTTTGACCTTTTAATCATTGACGAAGCGCAAGAATACACAGATGACCAGCAAAGCGCACTTAAGTATGTTGTAACAGACAGTTTAAACCCGCAGACCTTGTTTTGTGGAACACCGCCAACGCCTATATCATCAGGCACCGTGTTCACCAAAATGCGCAAAGCAGTTTTGGGCGGTGAAACGGAAAACAGCGGCTGGGCAGAATGGGGCGTGGAAGTCAAAACGGATCCCCATGACCGTGATGCATGGTACAGATGCAATCCAAGTTTGGGCACCATCTTCACGGAACGATCTGTAAAAGATGAGATTGGGGAAGATATAGACGATTTCAACATCCAGCGTTTGGGGTTGTGGCTTAAGTACAACCTTAAGTCAGCAATCAGCAAAGCCGAATGGGAAGAACTGAAATCTGAAACCATGCCGCAGCTGAAAGGTAAATTGTTTGTTGGCATCAAATACGGCCATGACGGCACCAACGTGTGTCTATCTGTGGCGGCAAAGACTATTGATGATCTGGTATTTGTAGAATCCATAGATTGCAAAGAGATCCGCGCAGGCAACGCGTGGATTCTTGATTTTTTGAAAAAAGCCGATGTGGCAAGCGTAACCATAGACGGGGCACAGGGCACCATACTGGCACAGGAAATGCGGCGGGAACATCTGGGAACGCCGGTGCTGATGACCACCAAAGAAGTATGCATTGCCAATGGCAAATTTGAACAGGCACTATACAAGAAAACCATAACGCACATGAACCAGCCAGCGTTAACGCAGAGCATAAGCAATTGCGAAAAACGCCTTATTGGTTCGGCGGGCGGTTTTGGCTACAAGTCACTAAAGGAATCAATAGAAATTGGGTTAATGGAATCTATGATAATCGCATTCTGGGCGTGTTCAGAATCCAAGATTAAGGCAAAACAAAGGGTTAGTTATTAAAGGCACCGCAAGGTGCTTTTATATTACAACCGATACCACCGGGTAAGTGGGGAAAGGCAACACAATGGAATTCACACCGATTGAGACACAGGAACAGTTTGACGCAATGGTCAAAGACCGCGTAGAACGCGCAAAGAAAAGCGCGGCCAAAGAATTTGAAACGCAGTTGAAAGACCTTGAGCAGCTGAAAGAAAGTGTCACGGCAAAGGAAACCGAGATTGGCACATTAAAGGCTAAAATCACCGATTTAGAAGCCGAAAAGAAGACAAGTGATGAAAGTTACAAGAGCATGCAGAAAGAACTTTCAGCGGTCAAATTATCGGCTCTGAAACAGCGTATTGCCATTGATGCGGGCATCCCGCTTGAAATGGCTGACCGCCTGAACGGTGAAGATGAAGAAAGCATCAAAGAAGATGCCGAAAAAGTGAAAGGCTTTATTGGTGCCAAACACGTTGCACCAAGTTTCAAAACAGAAGAAGTGCCCACAGACCCTGCAGAAGCGGGATTTCGTGAAATGGCACAGTTATTTGAAAGGAAGTAAATATAATGGCTAATAT